AACAAGTTGGTTGGAAACAATAACTGGATAGCCATTAATTTCATTGTTCTCAAAAACAAACTTACCTGTGTTAGATGCAATCTCAGTACTCTTTAATGCACCTCTTGCATCAGCATTAATGATGTAGAACATATTTGCTACATCTGCATTTGCTGCGGCTACATCTGTCTCCATAGCAATGTACTCAGAAAAACTACCAAAATTAGTAATAGTTTGTGTCCCTACACCTGTTGTGTCCTTAATACCAAGTGGTTGGTTAGAAGAACCTGTACCATAAATCGCTGCGTTGTCTAGCTTTGTAGCAATTACCCTGGCTATATCATCTCTTACCATTGATTCGACATCTATAGATGACTGAAGTAATAATCTTCTAGTAAATTCAACCACTCCTCCAACAGTTTTTGGAGTCATATTCACCTGGTCGAACGCCTGTTGGCTCTCGGTTGGCTCACCGCCTTCTCCTACAAAAAATCCAGTGGCGCTCTGAGTCATTCTGGGGATTGCAATATTACCAGAAAGCCCTGTCAGCATGGTAGGATTCGCAGCCATCACAGCCATTCTTTTACGCAAAATATCTATAAAAGAACCAGACAATAATTCAGTCGGAACTAAGTTGCCACCAGCAGTTGCTGTACCTACGTTTAGATCTCTTTGAAGAACTTCGTTAGGAACTAAAATGCCATTAGCAGGCTTGTCGTAACGCTTTGATGCCTCATCGGAAACTTCTCTTTCAAATGCAGCAGCTTCCTGTGCTGATCTGTCATTAGGATTAGCTAATGCATTTAATGCTCTTAAGAAAGAAAATCTCTTAACTTCTTTCTTTTCTAAGCCGACTTCATTAGATGTCATGTCTGTAGAACGAATAGGGGTGTTGTTTACTTCTGCCTTGTTTTTAACAAGATCAAGAATTGCTGCTCTTGCTTCAACAACAGTTTTGTTGCCTTTTATAAGAGTTTCAGCAATTTCTTCTGCTCCATACTCACTAAACTCACGACAGAGTGAAGTTATAGATGCTGTACGAGCATTATTTTCATCAATAGCACGTTGAACTTCGGCTTTGATATCGATTTCAACGGATTTCTCCGCTTCAACCTTAGTTTCTTTGATTGGTTCTTCCATGGTGCGAACAGAGGGTGATGCGGAATCATCCGCAGAATTAATCTCCTGATTAGGTGACTTATCTTCCATATTAATACTATTACCTTGAGAGGGTGCAATTAAACTTCTTCCAAAGCCAATCGTGGGATCAGCCGGAACGGTTACAACCGATAATTCGTGTACACTCCAGCTTCGAGCAAGCATGCCATCTTCAGTTTCATCAATATCATTTATTGAATAACCAAAAGATACACCTCTAATCACATTATCAGAAACATCTTGTAAAACTTCAGTCGCAAGCTTATTTCTTGAAAAACGAATTTTTGCATAACCGCGTTTGGTTTTTGAGTCAATCCTGGCTGACTCGACTACACCAATGGGTTTATTCATATCGTGATTAAAGAGAACTATGCCTCCATCATTTAATCTTGATAAATCTGCTGCTCCTTCCTCATGACTTAATATTTCGTTACCAAAATATCTTTTTACTGGAAATTCTGATGAAAAAGGAAACTCAAATGTTCTGGCTTTAACATTTTTAAAATCTGTAACTTCTTTTCTTTCCAGCTTGTCATCAGAATCTATTGTTCTAATAGCTGCAATCTTAGTTAAAGTTGAAAACTTATGACCAACCTTTCGATCAGTAGCTTCACCATTCCTATACAAAGTTATCAGTGCTGCCGGATCATCTGCTGTGCCAGTAATAGTAAAGGAACTATCTGGTACATCTATTGATCCATCTCTTACGATGCGATCAATTTTTCCTCTAGCTCGACCTCCGCTAGAATTCCATGAAACAAAATCACCGACTTTAAGGCCGTCTGGTTCTGCTCTCTCTACTTTTTTAGAATCATCAGTCATAGTTTTTTCATTGGTGGCTGGTTCAAATTTAACTGGATCGAATTCATTGTCTTCGAGCCATTGTAAAGCCTGAGATGATGAATACTGAGTAAGCCTAAATCTAATTGATTGAAGCTCTGCTCCCTCTTCATTATCCTTTATACCAAAAATATAGTCTATACCCTCTCCTCTTTCATTATTTGACCTTCTAAATGTATCAAATTGATTTGCACTAACAATTGTTGCTGCATGTTCATTAGGATATGGCCTTGCCATTTCTATCACTTCTGCTCTTTCTCTAGCCTTCTTGATAGCAGCAGCTTTTCCTCGACTCCAACTAAAACCTGCGTCACCTCCCCATGCTGCCCAGGCCACCCTCCCTTTTGATGGATATCCTTTTTCTCCTTTCCTAAATCCTTCTGCTTTTTTGTCAACTAAATGGCGACTAAAAAAACTAAACATACGGACTACAACATCTGCTGATAATTCTCTACCACTCAAAATTTGTGTCGCTCTTACTGCCGCAACCTGTGTACCACCAGCTTTGCCTTCTTTTTTCCAGTTTTTGTACCTCTGTGCCTCGGTCTTCATGCCATCAGTAGGCTTAAGATTGATTTCTGTGCCGCTTACATTTGCCATAATTACTTAGTCTTTTTTCGTGTTCGTTTAGATCTGATTGGTGCAATTCTTGGAGTTGTTGATTGATTAGAAGATAAGTCAAGTTCTAATTGACCCATTTCTACCTCAAGATCAAGATCTTTATCTAATGTAACGCCTAAGTCTTTAGCGACTTCTTGTTCTCGTGATATTTCTGAAATAATGTCGTCATAATCACCACCATTTGTAGCTGCTATCACTTGCGCTTTACTCATATAACCAGCCTGCTCCGCTTCTCTAAAAGCTCTCACCTCCTTCAAAGGGTCAACATAGTGCTGTGCTGGCGGAGTCCATCTTGGTTTCATATATCTTTCTGGTCTTGTCGCATAATCCTCAAAATCTAACTCTCCTACTAAAACAGCTAGTTTCATCCATTCTTTAAATACTCTTAGATGTAAATTATTGATTAAATATTTTTGACAAAACTTCCAATGCTCTCTGTCTTCTAAAAGACTTAACCTTGAACTTGAATAGTTAGTTTCGCTGAAATCTTTTGAGATAGTTTCAAAGCTACATCCAATTCCGGTCGCGAAACGCCTAATTTTGTTTTTTACAAACATCTCATATTGCTGACTTGGATAATCTATATCCGGAATCGTTACTTTCTCATTAGGCATCAAATATCTAAATGTGCCAGGCTCAAATGATTGTATCCTTTGACCATTAGAAACCTCATCACCGATAAGCTCACCTTGATCATTTTCCACAAAGCCCATTATGCTTGCGCCAGCCCTGGCTCTAATTACGGCTGCCTCTTCATATCCTTGTAATTGGTGCATATCTGCCATAACGCTATGAAACCAAGGCACACCTCTATTTTGGCCTGGCCTTTCTGGGAGAAATAAATGAATTATATCCTCTGCATTTACAAATATATGCAACTTTTGGTTATTTGAGTAATCAAGATAATATGCATCACCTGGATGCTTTGTGAGGATAGCATATCTTACGGCCTTACCCCATTCGTTACACTCGACACCATTACGCCATTCATTTTTTACGCTTAATGTTTTGCCTGTATATTCTTCATCCAACATATCTGACTCTATTAACTGTAAAGCTAAAGGTACTTTTGAATCTCCAAATTGTTGTCTAACTATTCTAAAAATAGCCTCACCAGATTCGCACAAAGCTCCAGCAGCTAACCATTCAAATTCATGAAATCCATATCTACCTGCACAATCACAACTACTAGGAGAACACCATGCCCCCCATTTTTGCTCTATCAAATTATTTATTCTTGCATCTCTTTTATTACCACGAACCTGTAATACTCTAGATTGAAACTTCATACCAGTTCCAACCATATTTATCTGCGTTGTTCTTTTAGCCTGCCTACCATATGGATTGTTTCTTACTAATTCTCTTGATCTATCCCTTAATTTTCTAAGACTATTTCTTATCTCAGCATCAGCACTAAGCTGACTTGCCATCCAATCTGATGTAAGTCTTGAAACTAATGCGCCTTGATATGCTCGTAAATTTTTTAGAGGGTTTGCTTTTTCTCCAAAACCTAATACTTTTTTTACTGCATTAGTAATGTTAGATCTGATTCCCATTAGTATGCTCCGTTAAAACG